CAAGCAAGTTTTTATTGGGTTCATAATATCCATACAAATCTTGTAATATTTTGAATTGTACTGTGATCTTATTTCTGCCATATTTAATGCTTGGTATGTTCATCTTGGTTTAATGTGGCTCGTAAATATTCTAGTTGTAATTTAAGTTGTCTGTTTTCAATAGATAGCTTAATTATCCTAGTTCTACAATATTTAAAAATACGCAGTATAGCTTTCATTAATAATCCTTTATAGGCTCATCTTTCCATTTATGCTTTAAATATTTTTTATTACCTTTTCTTAACATATCGTAATGACCCTCTTCTCCTATTTTCTCATATCCATCTTTGATAGACTTACCTATTGATATATGTGTATTGTTCTTGTGTATTGACACTTGTTGCGATAGCTGGGCTGTAGGTGGTTTATCACTATCTACATACTGATATAAGTCGTAATTTATAAGGTTAATAATCGTTACTTTTCTGTTAGGGTGGTTGTTGCTGGGCTGTAGCTGGGCTGTTCTAGTGCCTATCATTTTTCTACGCACAAGACGTTGTATGAAAGAACGAATTTCAGAATATGTCATACCAAATCTTTTAGCTGTAACTCTTAAAGGCATAATAGCCTCGCCTCTTTTAATAAAAACATCTGAATCTAAAAATTTTAAAGTAACATCTCTATGTGATGCAGAACTTATAAAATATATCCAACAACTCGCTTGTAATAAGTTTTTAAATACTGGGCTAGAATATATATCCCTATATAAAATAAAATAACCTCTCTTTTTAGCCATTACTCTCTTTCTCAATCATATCAATTAATTGTTTTTTAGAATATCTATTTAATAGTGTCCTAATTATGTTTAGTGTTTTTTTTGTCTTTTCATATTCTCTAGCACGATTGTTAGATACTACCTCAAAGTGTTCCTCTCTCATTTCAGCCATTGTTCTCTCCATTGTTATAGTTAAAAAAATTATTAGCTTCTTCTATATTCTCAATTTCTTTTAAAGTTCTTTGTAACATTTGTTGTTCAGTTCCATACATAGCTTCAAACTCTTGCTTACAGTTATGAATACTGAATTGTCCTGTGTGATGCTCTCTACACAACGGCACGACTTGGTAGTGGCTTGATCTCATGCCTATTCCTAGCCCAATGGGTCGTATATGATGCAGTTGAGTCGGCATTTGGCACACCAGACACCCTAAACTAGCAACCTTGCTCATATGCTCTCTCTCGGCTTTTGTTGCTACTTTTTTCTTTGCCATACTATCGCTTGTTTTCCATATTTAGTTTCTCGTCTTAAACCTGAATCTTCTACCAAGTTTAAAATTTGTAGTTCTCTAACTCTAGCACAACAGCTTGATAAAGGTATATCTAACTCATCTGATATTTCATAATTAGTTAGTGCGTTAAGTTTTATAAGATCATAGACTTGCTCTCTTTTAGTCTTAATCTTTGGCTTGATTGTGGCTAGTGCTTTTTTAGAAGTTTCTGTATAATTACAAGACTCGTAATCAGTATCAAATATATCTAATTGTTTCATATCTTCCTCTCTATAAAGTGCTGGGCAGTAGAGAGAGAAAACCACCCAGCTATATTTATGATATGAAAATAAATACTTATCTCTTGCGAGATAACCCTCATTAGCATTTTTTTATTTATATTCATATCTTTAATTGATTCGAATATTTATATTTAATTTTAAAACTAATCAAGAAATTAAACTTGTGGGGGTTAAATAAGTTAAAAAGTGGCTATTTTACTAGCTTTTTAGCACTTTACAATACAACTCAAAACTTATACATTTATCGTATGTTAAATAAAACTAACACTAAACAAGGAGAGAGTATGATGATTAACCACCCTAACAACTCAATAGAAGATATGATTAAAATATCTGTTTATAGAGAAGCAAATAAAAAAACATTTAAAAAACAAAAATTAGCTAAAAATTGTTATAAATTTATCAATCAGTTTATTGATAATGAAATTAATGGCAAAGCTAAATTACAACCGATTGATGGGTTCTTTTATAAAAATTTACCTTATCAACAAAATATAGAGTTTAGTAATAATGCTAATCCTAATGATATAGAAAAATTTATAACTTGGATTAAAAAATTTACTGTTAATAAAGTTAAAGTTGTAACTGCTGACGACAATAACAATAATATTAATTTACAAATATATTATAAATAATATGGAACATTTTTATTTAGCTTTAGCATTATCAATAGTAATAACTTTAATATGGGGAGAGGAATAATGAGAATACCAACTAACTCAAACTTTAGTACAGAGATTGCTAAAAAGTTTAAACAGATTTTCCACCGAGATATGACTCTTGGTGGATTACAAGATTTACAGGAACAGTTAGATTTAATTGATTCTGTGGATACTCATTTGGTTAATCAAGTGAGTCAATTAAATAAAGGTAATGGACATGAACAATCCAAAAAAAATGTTCCGAATGCAAGAGCAGTACGACAAGAGTATACTCAAAAAGAAAGTATTGCTAGAACAGTTGCTAAAAGTGGAACAAAAAACAAAGAAGTTGGCTTGGCAGTTACATCAAGTTAAGTATCATCAACCAACTTTATAACGAGAGAAAGAAACTAGATATGAAAAAAACAATACTTACACTAGGGCTATTATGCACCCTATTATCTGCGTGTGCTTATAAACCCATAATTGATACGGCTGGAAAGTCATCATCTAATTTTAATACTGACCAAGCAAAAGAAATAACTAACAATGTTCAGCATTGTGAAACTATTGCAAAGAAGAATACAAACTTTATTAGCAATATTACTTTCTGGGCATTAAATGAAAATATGGACACAAAGTATGAGTCTATTATGAGAAAATGTTTAACTCTGCGTGGACATGCTGTACTTAACTAGAAAAGGAAACAATATGAATAAATGGATAAACAGAACACCAGATGAGATAAATCATTCAATAGATAATTTATTAAGTGAATGGAATATATCAGATGAACATAACAAAAAAGTCTATACAAAAATATCTGGCTTACAATTAAGAAAGATAAGAATAGTTAAAGGTTGGACTCAAACAAGAGTATCTAAAAAGTTAAAAGTTTCGTTTCAACAGATACAGAAATATGAAAGAGGACAGAATAGTATTTGTAGCATTAATGAGAAAATACTAGCTGAAATTTTTGATGTTGAGAAAGACTACTTTATAAAACCAATACTAGATCGTGATTTACAATTTACACCAAACAAGAGAGGAGAAAATGGCTATACAACACACACAGAAAACGTGGCAAGATAAACGAATTTTGGCTATGAATAGAGTAATAGGTAAAAATAAATATAAACAGGAGTATTATATTGAAGAATACTGTGCAATAATTACTTCTAAAGCTAAAAACAAAAAACAATATAAGGGAGAGAATAATGGCAATTCATAAACTAGAACATGGTCATACGATTGAGTTCAATGAAGAAAAACACGTCTATATACATAATAACGAATATGTAGTTGGAATGAGTACATTACTTGGAAAGTTAGCAAGTCCAGCATTAGAGAATTGGAAGATAAGCACCCAAGTTAATGCTATTAAAACTGAAATGGAAAGATCAGGTATTCCAATAGATCAAATACAAAAGATAGTTACTAATGCTAAATCTAATGCAAGAAAGACAGGAGATAATATTTTAAATATTGGCTCTATGGTGCATAAGTTTTGTGAGATGTGGCTTAAAGGAGAAAAATTTACTGACCCAAGCGACCCTGTAATATTAAGTTGCTTTGAGAAGTTTAAAAGGTTTTGGACTAAACATAAGTTAAAAGTTGTTGAGTCTGAAAAGGTTTTATATTCTGAACGTGGGTTTTGTGGAACTTTAGACTTAATTGCTAAAGACTCACAGAATAACCTATGGCTTATAGATATAAAAACTTCAAAAGGTTTGTTTCTTAATATGGTTCATCAACTACATGGATATAAGTTGGCTTATGAAGAACAGACAGGAAAGAAGATAAATAAGATGTATATAGTTAGACTCCCAAAAGATAGTGGAGATTTTGAAGCTAGACACGTCTTATATAAAAAGGAACACTTGAAAGCATTTTTAGGATTATTGAGTTGTCATAAATCCGAGTTAATGTTTAACGAGTCAGTACGTCAATATAAACTAAAAAAAGGAAAAAAAAATGTATCAAAAAACTAAATTTGATAAACCCTTTTGTGGATTATCTATGAGATTATTCCCAACAGGAAACCAAAGTCCAAAGTATGAGTATAGCGGAGAAGCAAGTAAAGTTAAATTTACTTGTAGTATTACCAAAAGAAAATATGGATTATCACAAGTTAATGATTGGTTTAACACACCAGAAGTTCAGGAATATACTAAAGCTGGATATGTCTTAAAGTATATGACTAAAACGCAAGAAATGCAGAATCCACCACAATATGCAAAAGGTAATCTTGAACAGATTATTTGTTTGGTTATGATTAAGCCATACAAACCTAGTGCTAATGTAGATGGTTTTAAACCTATTGGTCAAACTGTTCCACAGTACACACCACAACCAATGACACAGGCTCAACCCTCTGCACCAGATCATGCTATGCCTGTTGAGAAAATGTCTGATATGCAAGATGATGAGATTCCATTTTAATTATGGTTAAATTATCTAAAACACAAGAGCATCTTATTAGCGAGGTCTATAATTTAAAAAAAGACTTCGCTATTAAGTTAGAAGAAATACAAGCATTGTATATGGAAGTTAAACAACAAAGAAATTTAGTTGAAAAATACCAATTAGAAAATAAACATTTAAAACAACAAATTAAACAATTAGAACAAGAACAAGAGGAGATGTTATTATACCCATGATTATATTTGGAAAAGCAATTCACAGAAAATACAACAGACGTGTTGTTAAGATTGTATCAGTAGTATTAATTTTATTATTATCTGTAATACTGATGTCTTGTAATAAATTAGAATTTGATCCAACTACAACTACAATAAAATATATGTTAAAGGAGAAAAAGAATGAGCAATCTATTAAGTAATAAGTCATATGAAGAATTAGAGTTAGCTTCTCAAGAGTGGTCAAATGCTCATAAAAGAGCAATCGTTCTTGATGAGGGTCGTAAAGCAACTTATTCTAAATGTTTCTTAAAACATAAGTTAGACTCTAAAACTGTTATTGAAGCTGAACACAAGGCTAGAACAGATGAAGAATATAAAGCGATTGTAGAGCAATATGCAATAGCTGAAGAACAGCTTATTCGTTGTCGTTATCATTATAACAACCTTGATAAATATGTAAGTTTAAAACAATCAGAGTTAAAAAGAGATTTAGCTTTGAATAGTAAAGTTTAATGAATTTCACTAACGAGAATTGTGGTTTGCTCCCTTTGTTAATCAGTTAGTGAATAAAGCTATTAGCGAGAGTTAATAGTTTGGTAGGGTGGTTTGGCTCTCTCTTGACCACCCTATTTAATGTTTAGTAATATCAAAATATTTTATGCTAGTTTTAGATGTGATGGGAGTTTCAGTATAATTATAATCTATTAGATCAACTTCTGGGTGCTTCTGTATATCAGAAATCATTTTATGGAGTTTAGTTTTATTAGGAGTTACATCTATAAATCTAAAATTAACAAAATGTCCGTAAGGATTATGTATTGTTTCTAATTGAAATTCTAAATCTATAATTACTGCGTCTATGTCCATTCAACATATTACTTCTTTTTGTTCCTGTTTAAAACCTTATCTGTCATTTTAGTTGAGAATGTTGCAGTAAATACAATAATAACTAAATACCAAACACTATCAGGGAGATCGTTTATGATTCTTACCCATTCCTCAAAGTTATCTCTAGTGCTTTCAAAAAATCCTGTACTCAACATTCCAATTAGCCATATGAGTAAAAGTTCATCTTTGAAACTTTTATCTTGGCTTTTGATTCTAACTATATCTGTATCTTTAGCGGCTTCTATTTCTGCGGCTCTTATTGTTTTAACTTTTTCAGCTTTGTGTTTAAAATGGTCGGTAACTTTACCAACTGCTAATTTTGTAAGTGGGTTATTTAATAAACTAAAAATCATAAATAAGTATTACCTGTAAAAAATAATAATGTTATCCAATATAACACAAGAGCAGAATAAATTAAATGAGTAAAGTTCATTCAGGCTTAATATTCCTTATTTTTTATTTTGCAACTGTTTTGCTAGTTCGCAGTAGTGAATTATCTTATTCCACTTCTCATCAGGGTTTTCTCCATCTTTATTTCGGAGTGCGTATTTTATAATATTACCTTGTATGAAATCAAGTTTATTTGCGACTATAAACTCAATAGGCTGTATCTTATATTCTTTATAGTGCTTACCACCTATTTGCTTGTCAGTAGCCTTTAAATCGCTTCTATGAGCCTTTAACCTAGACAATTTTACCTATCCAATCGCCTTTTTTGTTAATTACCATAGGAAGTAATCTTGGTATTCCATTAAGTATAATTCCACAACCAAGTATGAATCTTGTCTTAAAGTTCTTGGCATAGTTAAAGGCCATAGACTTTTGATTAATTAAACAACCTACATTCATACCAAAGAATAGATTGTCAGGATTTGCCCAATAGCTTATTACAAATTTAGTATGATAATGACCCTGAACTGCTGACATACCCATAGCTTGACTTACCTTTAATACATCTGCACTTCTTCCATGTGTAAAAAAACATCTTTGGCCATTAGACATAGTAAGTGTTAAATCATCTACCCATTTCCATTTTCTAGTCCCTAAAAAATCTCCATAAGGTTTTAAGAATTGTTTAGACATTCCATATTTTAATGCTCGTCTATAAACTAAACTTGAATGGTTACTATCAACTTCTGTAACTTCAGGGAATATTGCTTCTAATTGTTGTATGTATTCTTTAGCTTTATCTAATTCCATACCAGCCGAGTACAAATCAGGATTATGTTCGTGCATTGATATAGCATGAAAATCTAATAGATCGCCAATGTTAATAATTCTATCTGGTTTAAATTCTTTTTTGATTTCTTTTAAAAATTTTATTGAATCCTTATGTTGATAAGGTAGGTGCATATCAGAAATGACAAGTATTCTTTTATTCTTCATACAAGTATAGCTTGTAGCCTATTTTGACAATAATGTAAATATCACATAACCCATTGCACTAATCAATGAGCCTGTAGAGATTAGTAAAATCTTTTCTAATCGTTTTACTCTTTCTTCTATTGAATTAATTTTATCGTGAGTTAATTTCTGCATTATTCTACATAGCTTTTCGTGAGATTCTATTTTCTGTAATGCGTTTTGTTTAGCCATTACTTTTTCTTTCTTGGCTTATACTTTTTGATGCCTTGTGAGATAAATATGTTTTTATACAAAGAAACCTTTTTGCCAAACTTCTTATCTGCTTTTCTTTTTACAGCTTTATATGCTTTAGACTTCTTGTTAAAAGATTTTGGTTTCCCTAATCTCTTTGGTCTAGCTTTAGCATATATAGGTTTCTTCATAGCCATTACTTCTTCTTCTTTTTTTTAGCTTTAGATTTTTTTTTAGCTGGTCGCCCTCTTTTACTTCCGTATGTTCCCATTCCTCTTGGCATAATATTCTCCTATTAGTTTGTTAGTTTGTTAGTTTTCCACCAGACCATTTAGTGTCTGCTAGTCCATTAGTATATGATTTTCCATCAAATGTTAAGACTTGTTTTCTATTAGAGCCATCTTTATAAGAACAATGAATCCAACCACTATTAGGTTCTCCATCTTTCCAAAATTCTAATATTAATTGGTCAAAATCACAATGGTTCTGAATCCACAAAGCTACTTCAAGATTTGATACACCAGCTATTTCAAAGTCTGCGGCTTCTCCTAAACAATGTTGTGATGTTGCTTTTGAACCTATTGCTTCTGATAATTCTGGGCTTCTATAACCAGATGTAATTGTAACAGGCTTATCAAACTTAACTCTTACAGGCTCTAATACCTCATAACAAAGATCGCCTAGATTTTTAATCTCTCCACTACCAGCTTTATTAGTTATACCTTTTCTTGTAGCAGTTTGTGATTTTTCAAATTCTTCTAATGTAAAATGTTTTGATAATTGCATAAATTATTCCTTTCTATCTGGCACAAGCTGGTACACCAGTTGATGTTACGAATGGATTCTCTGCAAATGCCATGTAGATGTATGTTTCATTATTGTAATTTGCATCTCCAAAAGTATTTCTCATTTTAATTCCATTAG